AGACATCAGTATCAATAACTTTTGGAGTCTTCAATGCATTTTTAAGTATTGATTCAATAGAATCTGATATTTTTCCATCGTATCTTTTTGTAACTCTTGTCTCAACAAGTTCATTATCCAAACATTCTTTTGACCACAAATCAATCATATAAGACAATGTATTTGTTTCAATCGCATCATGAATGGATTTAATTCTGAGTTGACTGTCTCCAGAAAATTTTAATTTCTGTCCATATCCATCCTCCATCTCAAGAGAAACTTCTTCTCCACCAGTCAATTTCATGTCTTCCATTTCCAAAACAGATACACTTTGTTCATCTATTCTATCACCAGAATCGACCAATATTGTGCTTACACGAACTGTGTTGTCTAAGATACTTTCATAATATTGAAGTTGTACGCATCCCAAAGAAACATCTAAAGTTTTTCCTTCGTTTGAAGTAATTTCAAACCTGGATATATCATATTCCTTAGTAGCAATATTGGGAGTTTGATATGTCATGCGATAAACGGTATTGTACTATTTACTCTAGGAAAATCAATGCTTGATACAGACGCAGTTGCTTGAGCAGGGCCTGTAACTTCTTTTAATAAGATTTTTTCTAACATAACAAATGTAGTTTCACCTCCAGTAGTTGCATATGATGGTTCCATTGCAATTTGTTGTGCAGCATCCATAATTTTTGGTTTTGATGATGCAACTTCAGCAGACGGTGGTGACATTGATCCTGATGCCACTGCTTTTTTTGTTTTTGTTTGTGTGGTTGGTCTTCCCGTGTATTCAAAATGAACAGGATCATTGGGAATTGCCATGTATTTCCAACCATATCTAGGTCCATTTTTTAAGAACCAATTATAACCAGGAGTGCCAGTTTGAATATCCAAAGCAGTGCCTAATCCATGTCTGGAAGTTCCTGGTTGAGCCACAACATCGTATTTACCAACTAATGCTGCCTGATGTTCATAACTTCTATAAGCACTTGTAATAAGAATAGTTATTCCCTGACTTTTTGCCTCAGCATCTGCTGCCAAAAATGCTCTTGCGGCATCGTGTCTTAACATTGCAGCGTTACCATACCAATCATAGTAATCTGGTCTACCATATAATGTTCCAACTCTCGTAAGTTCATCTGGTCGTAATCTCCCGTTTGAACCATCTAAAGGAGCAGATGAATATTCTACGGTTCCTTTTACACTTGCAGAAACTTGTGCTGGTCTTAACTTTCCTGCTCTGAATGATCCAATTTGAGCCCCACGAGGTTCAAATCCAAAAACATGTCCATGTCTTCTTTGTTCAGTATCATCTGCTAGATGATTATTAGCATCTTCAAAAGCAACTGATCTAAAACTATCTCTTGGACCAACAAAATTTGCAGCAGATCTTTGTCTATTCGAATCTAACAATGCTGCAGCAACCGTTTCTAAATTTGCTCTAGTTCTTCCTTTTCCATATTTTTCAATAAATCTGATAGCAGAGTCTCTATCGCGGATTGAATTCCATGCCTCAATTGTTCCATAATCTCTTACTGGTTGAAATTGTCCTCCATTACCCTGCATAATCACATCTCTAATACTATCTGGCCATGCAGGTGAGGAAACTCTATTGTAAATTGCCTGAGCGACATCAGCAGCTCCTTGTGGATCACCATTTTCTAATAATGAGGCCACAGAAAGTAACCAGAAGTCTGGTTGATTACTATCAACTCTCACTACACCACCGGATCCACCCGGTGGAAGAACACCTCCACCAAAATTATCTGCTCTTTTTGTTTTTAAAATTTCACCAAATATTTTTACTAATCTACCCTCAATTCTGTTTTGGAAAAGATTTGCTAAAGAAATTCCAATTTGCTCTGCACTTGTTCTTCTTCTTGTAATTCCTCTGGTAACTGGTCCACCTTCAGCCATCGCGGCAATTGTACTAACAATATTTCCGACCGATACATTTGCTTGTGCGTCAATACCTGGAGCTAGCATACTTGCCAAGGAATCTCCAAAGGTTCGATAAATTCGTTTATCTGGTTTTTGCCCCATTGCAATATCGATGGCAGCACCCATCAAAGGACCAATGAAAGGAACTTCACTCAATGTTGATGAAGTTGACATTAAAGTGTTTAATGGTCCTGGTGTTTTTGGATCGTTTGATGATGGGAATATGGGTTCAATTTTTTTTCTACCACCAATGTCTTTACCTGGGTTACTAATCTGCCTGTAAACGATTGGAATTTTTTTAGTTTCTACTTTTTGAATTTGTCTACTGACTGGTCCACTTACGGGTCTTCCTGCTCTTGGAACATTTCCACCAGGAACCATTTTTCGAACATAACCACCAGATGCTTGTTGTGGAACTGGAGTTTTTTCTTTGGGTGGTTTATATAAACCTAAAGTCATGATCGAATTGATCATGTCTTTGAAACCGACTGTGAATTTATCAAATGTTTTTTGAGCGTCTTTACCGCCCAACTCATCTACTTTTTGACGAAGATCATTTTTGAATTTGTATCCACCTTCAATTATGCCAGCAGCAAGATTTACAGTTCCTCTAATGATATTACCAAAAGTATCCATTGCAGCGGGAAGTTGCTTCACGACTCCCATTAATGCGGGAAGATTATTAGAATAATTTGTAAAGAGATATCCTAAGAAAGTATATCCAATAAAGTTTTGTACACTATCAAGAAAACCAGTTTTTGGTAAACCAGGAAGATTTAGTTTTGATGCTTCTTTTGGTTGTTTTTGCTCCAATCTCCCTTCTTTCTTTTCTCTTTCTTCGTTTTCTTTTCTTGTTTTCTTTTGCTTTTTAGTTTTTTCTTTTACTTTTTTAGTATTGTTTACCAGTTTATCTACATTAATAAGTTTCTTTTTAATTTGAAAATTCAGAAGATCATCAATTTTCTTATCATAAGCAGCAGCCATTCTTTCACCTGTGGAAAGTTTTGCTGGTGGTAATAATTTCTGAGGATTTATTGCCATGATTTTATGGTATTATTCCGTAGATCTGAGCATTTTCCAGTCTACGATTTCCAGGAGCGATTGCAGAGAATGAAGGAACTTCAGATCCTCCTGCTGTTGGAGTTGACATTGAAGCATTTTGTGCTACTGGTGGAAGAGTAATGAGGTTTGTTTTTGATCTTGGAGATGGTGATAATGTTGATGTCTTAGGAGTTTTTCTTCCCAATTGTACAGGTGTTTGGTAACGTTCGGGAGCAACCATCATATCTTCTACAGTTCCATAACCATATTGTCGTGCTCTTGTTGTAGTGTTTCTTTGTTCCATCATATTATGAATATTCATTCCAAATGACATAGCGGTTAAATATTGTGGCAATCTTTCGAATGCTTGACGAACTGCAGGAGTTGGAGCTGATCCTGTTCCACCTTTTTCTGCTGGGACATATCTTGGTCTTGGAATACCTAATGGATTTCTTTGCGTTTTTGTGCGATGCCAATCAAGAAAGTCTCGGGAAAAAACTCCTCTATCAGGTCTTCCAAATAATGATGGTTTAGATCCTCTTGCAAAATTAGCATCACTTTGACCCCTTTGCTTGAAGTCATCACGCATCAAATCAAACCAACTTGCACGACTTTCATTTTGAACCCTCACATTTCTACCTTTATTCCACCAGTTTAAAAATCCTCCAACTATACCACCACCCCGAGCAAGTTGAATATTGCCAGTAAATTTTGGACGATTTGCATTCGGTCCACCATACATTCTATTCAAATTAAGCAAATTACCAGCACCAACCGCTCTTACAGCAGCACGATTCATTACAACTTCGCCTGGTTGCAATGCAGTTAATTGTGTGTCGGGACCTGCGCCAGAAATTTTCAAACCCGTATTCTGATCGACGAATCCACCAGATTCAAATAATTTAGGAAATAGTCTTGGAGATCCATCAGGATTTCTTCCATATGGAGCTTCTTGATTTTCCTTTATTTCTGCTGCAGATTTTTTCTTAGAATTAACTTCTGGTACACGTCCAGGTGCAACTCCAGGTACAGTTCCCTCATATCCAGTTAATCTATATTCTTTTCCAGTTACCTCCCGCATCTTTGCAGCACCAAGTTCACCAAGAGCAGTTACTCCCGCAGCAGCTGCAACTAATGGAAATCTAAATGCAAGTTTTGTAATTTCACCAAGAACAGTTCTTATAAAATTTCCTAGTGGAGTAAAAAATGCTACTGCTGTGCCAAGTAAAGCAGGCCAAAAATCTTTAACAAACTGACCTAAAGCAGCGACTTTATTTTTATTCTCTGGGTTCGCTAACCAATTCAGCGATTCATTAATTCCTCTACCAAGAAAAGTGTAAAATAGATAATTGTAGATTGAATCGAGTATTCCTCGAACTGGAGCAAATAATTTTTTAGCTGCAGATACAACTTTTTTTGCACTTGCTTCTAAAGATTCTTCTCTTTTTCTTCTTCTCTTATTTTCTTCGTCCTTTCTATTTTCCTCTGCTTCTTTCTTATCATCTTTACTCTGATCACTCAGATTATCTGAGATTGATTCAACAATCGCACCAATACTCGCTAAAGATTTTACGATTGGGGCATATCCAACTCCCCTTGCAGTGGGAAGAAGTTTCTGTCCTATTCTTCCAACAGATGTTATATTATTGACGTTGATTGATTTTGTTTTAAAGCGACCAACTTTTCCACGAACTCTTTTTCTTTCGTTTGCAAGAATTGCTTGTTCTTCCGCAGGTAAAGTATTTTTCCCTTTAACTTGCGCTTCTTTTAAAAGGATTAAATACGTATCATAATCGAGGTCAAAAGCCTCCTCAAGACCAATTAGTCTTAGAATTCTAGCATCAATAGTTTCTGTAACTAATTGGTCACGCATTTTGTTGTTGCTTAAGTCTCTCTTCTTCTAAGTGCTGTTGTAGTAGACCAACGTAGATGTCTCGTTCCCAAGGCATCATGTTTTCTATTTCAGTTAATGAATATTTATGGTACTGAATAAGAGAAAAATTAAGTTTATAGTATGAGGCTAGATCCATGTGGACCAGGCCTATGCGAAAAAATTGGAAAGACCCTCCAGAACCACTTCGCTCTCTACACCACTCTTTGGATTTTTAATCTTTACTGTGTGAGACAGTTTGGGCATTGTCTCAAAGAACTTTTCAATCTGCTGAAACTGAGAAGAATTCATCTGCTCAAGAAAATCGACCAGTTCTTTTTTTGTTACATCAGATGAAGTCCAGACTTCATCATCAGAATAAATTTTATCAACACAAGATGCAACAAGATCAAATGATTGATCCATTAAGTTTGCACCAGAAAAATCAAAGTTTGATTTAATGAATTGTTCTAATGATGGATACTTCATTTCCATCATGATTGAGTCATCAACTTTAATTTGTTTGTTATGATCTTTGTTCTTAACAACCTTAATATCGTCTACAGAAATTGTCACAGGAACAGTAATGTCTTCATCGTCGGGGCAAATGACGTTAACTTCAATCTCTTCTCCTACAGATTTACCACGAATATTAAGGAAAAGATATTCGATATCAAAAGTTGGAAGTGATTCAATCTTCACTCCCTTTGATAAAATGCAGTTCTTGATGACAGTTTTAATTGCCGTCGAAATTTCTTTCATGTTCTCTGATTCCAGTGCGAGAACAAGAAGTTTTTCTTCTCTGACTAAAAATGGTCTGTATTGAATTGTTTCTCCAGTTGAAGGCAAATCCAACTCATACGTTGGCGTAGAAATCTTAGGTAAAGGCATGATGTATTATGATGTATGTGAGTATTTATTATGCGATTGGAGCAGTCGAAGTAATACTTCCTGGCAAATCGTTCAACCCAGCAGTAACTTCGTTTTCAGAGTAAGCATAATTATTTTCGATCAAATATTTGGTGTAAGCAAAAGATACTGTGCATTTAAGTAAAGTGGAAGAATCATAAGAAACTGGCATTGAATTAATGCTTATTGGAAAAGCTTTAAAAAATTGATATCTTAATGTTGATGAACTTTCTACACTTCCAACCGATCTTTCAAATTTTGTAATGTAAAGAGAATCCGTTTGATAATCTTTTGGAAATCTCATTCTATAGTTATATGCTGCGGATTTAAAATTTCCTGCAACTTGCTCATCCGAAATATATGATATCCAACCCTCAAAAAAATTAATTACTGAATAATCATGCCCAACGTAAAAAGTAAAATCTGCTCGATCATCATATGATCGACGATATGCATGTCTTTCGGTTACGCCAGTATAATCATTATTGATTTCATTTGTGAGTAATGAAGACCCAGGTAAAGATGCTTCAGAACAAGACAACTGCAAAGTTTCGTTTACTGAATTATAACTTATCCCAGCTAACCCGGCAGATTGTTTTTGCTTTAACCAATCATCTAAAGTAATTCCAAGTTTTCCTTCAAATCCTCCAGGTATTCCAAATTCACAAAGAAAATGTGAAGTTAGAGCAGGACGAAGTAGTTTAGCCTTTAATTGACTTACGGTTACCTTTGTAGGTTGTACTGGCATCTATAAATAGATTTACTTATATATTATGTATATGGGTAATGGCAGAAAGTATTAAGAGTCGCTATCAACCATCATATCCCAATAAGTACCAAGGTGATCCAAACAATATTGTTTGCAGGAGTAGTTGGGAACGGGTGTTTTGTCGCTGGTGTGATTTGAATGAGAATATTATAGCATGGGGATCCGAAGAAATTCGTATCAAATATTATGATCCTGTGAGAAAAAAAGTTAGAACTTATTTTCCAGATTTTATCATCAAAGTCAAAGAAAATAATGGACAAATTAAAAAATATATTATAGAAATTAAACCCAAAAAACAAACTCGCCCACCTAAACCACAGGCAAGAGCAACTAAGTCATATATTAATGAAATTTATACTTATGCAACCAATGAAGCAAAGTGGAAGGCTGCAGAAGAGTTTTGTAAGGATCATATGATTGAGTTCAAGATCATCACAGAAGACGAACTCGGAATCAAGTAATGGCATCTTCAAGAGTCGAAAAATTAAAAAGAAAACTAGATGGTTCTGAAGATGCAGAACTTATTATGATGAATATTCTTGAAGTTTTTACAGAATCTGAATTTATTCCTGACGTTGGCAAATATTATACCTTTATATACATACCAAAAACAAAAGAAATTACATACGATGAGCATCCTTTGGTTGCAGTAACTGCTGTAGAACGATGGGGATTCAAAGGAATTAACTTTCATTGGGAAATGGCAAGACAATATACCTGGCAGGAAGTCGCAGGAAAGATGCATGTAATTCGAAATAATGAGATTGAGTATCTTCGTTCATTGCCTTATGCCAAATTCGTCACTAAATAGATAAAAAACTGCTATAAATGGCTACCCCATATACATATCAGATATCAAAACCAACTATTGGAAATGGAGTGGGAAGAGTAAGTTCTGCTTACAAAGACGCAAATGGAAATAATGCCCTGACAACAATAACTGTAACCAATCCTACCGGATTTGTACCTATTGATCCAAATTCGACAAATACCATAATACAAAATACAAGTTATGCAGTTCAAACTGATGGAAAAATAACTTATAAAGTGAATTTTGGAACAAGTTCAACTCAATACAATAGCATTCAAGAAATAGCAGATGCCGGAATAGCTGGATACAATTCATCAATAACAACTCAAATAAAGGCTGCAGTGAGCTCAAATTTGGGCAA